TAAAAACTTGATAGCATTTATATCACTTATACCTCATGCTTTAACTTCTGTATCTAACGCTTTATCTTTATTTGCTACTAAAAATTTTAAGATATTAGCTATATTTTTGGCTATAGCTGGGGCTACTACTCTTATAGAAAGACTAAACGCTAAGGCAAATGCTCCAAGAATAGCAGAAGAAAAAGAAACATCAAGAATGTTAGAAAATTTGGGGAAAGCACCAGAAGGTGGGTGGGATTCTGAAAGTTTGAGAATAGCGGCAGAAAATACCCGTAAAGAATTAGAAGCTTCTAGAGTACCACAATCTGAACTTAGCCAATACAATATATTTAAGGAGCCTGAAAAACATTACCCCACTGCTTTAAAAAATAGATTAGCTAGGGAAAAAGAATTAGAAAAAAGGGCAGAAGCATTTGAAGAACGGTATACAACAACATTAGTTGATGAGAGAAGTAAACAGCAAGTTAAGGCAGCTATGGAATTAAGTAAAGATGATAAGAAATTATATGGTAAACGTGATTTTACACAGCTAAAGAAGGACGCAACAAATCAATTAAAGTTAATTGCAGATAGAGAAAAAGAAGCTAACTTAATCTTAGAAAGTTCGCATAAATTAGGGTTAATTGGTGATGAAAATTATCAAAGACAAAAATTAGCAAATATTGAAAAGTTTACACAGGAGAAAATAAATGTAGAACAGAAATTATTAGATAAGTTTGAAGAAGGTGGTGAAATTTATAAGAAGTACCAAGATGATTTAAAGAAATTAAGAGCACAAAAAGGGTCACAAGACGCTATTGATGCTTTAAATAGAGATTTTGAAAATGAAAAGAATGAAGTTAAAGCTAGACTTGCTGAACTGAAAATTCTTAAAGAAGAGGGTATGGTTAATGCAGAAACTGAAATAACACAAATTTTAAGAACTGTAATTAAAGAAAGACATGATTTTGAAATAAATGAAGAATTGAAAAAACAAAAAACAATATTAGATATAAGACAAGTAATGCGTGAAAAAGAAGAAGAAATGAATAAATGGCTATATGATAAGGGTTTAATGTCTGCTAGGGCTTATTATAATGCTAGATTAAATAGTTTAAATCAAGAATTAGATGATGAATTAAAATTAATAGAAATTGAAAAAAATAAAGAAATTGACTTACAAAATAGTATTATAGAAAAATCTGGTGGATGGGTGTCTAGTGATTGGGAAGATAGCCTTGAAGGTCAAACACAAGAGGTTAGAAATGCTTACTATGCAAGAAAGGTAGCGATAGAAAATGCCAATAGGTCTATTGAAATATCACAAGCAAAACATTCTAAAAAGTTACAAGCTCTTGAATTAGATAGGAAAGACTCTATAAAAGCTATTTATGATGATAGAGGAATTTCTGGTGTAATTGGTAAAGCTTTTGAAGATTTAGACACTGAATGGTCTAATATTGGGCAACATATCTATGATACTACTAAAAATATAATAACTAATATGGAAAATTCATTTGCAGACTTTTTTGATTATATGTCAGAAGGTTTTATGGACTTTGAAAACTTGGCTAAGAATGTTTTACATACTATTTATATGGAATTGTTAAAGAATATACTTCTTAAACAAGTTTTAGGTGGTGTTTTAGGTAGTGTGACGTGGCAAGGTGGGTTTGGTGGGTTTTTATCAGGATTACTTCCAGGAAAAGCATCAGGTGGGTTTGTTTCATTAAATACCCCCTATATAGTTGGTGAAGCTGGTCCTGAGTTATTTATACCTAACGCTAGTGGTAATATTATACCAAATAATAGATTAGGAACTTCAATGGAAGCTCCTACATTAATAGTTAATGTTGAAAATAAAACTGGAGCACAAGTTAAAGCTACTCAAAGTCCTCCACAATTTGATGGTAAAAAATGGGTTAGGACTGTCATGCTGGAATTAGCTAATTCTGATATGGCGGTTAGGTCTAGATATGGGGTAAGATAGGAGATATAATATGCCTACATTTCCAACATTAAATATGCTTCCAACATTCCCTTTAGATGAACAAAGAGAAGATGCAACTATTCGTTCTTCATTTGAAGCTGGGTATGAGCATACAAGACCACGATTTACTAAAGTAAGATATACATGGAATATAAAATATAATCTTTTGCCCTCTGCTGATAAAGTGGCATTAGAAGAATTTGTTACTACAGTAAGAGAGGGAGCAGATTCATTTACTTGGACAAATCCCGTTGATAATGTATCCCACACTGTTAGATTTTCACAAATACCTAAATATAGTTGTACTCTTAAAAACTCGGATGATTCATATTTTGATTGTGATTTTCAGTTAAGGAGTGTTTAATGGATAATTCTTTAATTTTAGAAAAAAATAAATTATCTTCTACTACTCCCTGGTTAATACTTCTTGAAGTAACTATACCGTCAACACCTGCTGTTACTTTATATTTAGTTAGAAATACAGAAGACATAACATATAATAGTCAAACATATACAGCATTCCCATTTGATTTAGATGTTTCAAAACAAGTATCAAAAGGTGATATTCCTACAATAGAATTAAAAGTTAGCAATGTGACTAGGACACTTCAAGCATACCTTGAAGATTATAACGGGCTTATTGATAATTCAATAACAATTAGAGTGGTTGCTAAACCAGAAGGAGAATCAGAATATTTAGAAGCTGAAAGTTGGACGCATGATATATTAGCTGTTCATGCTGATGCTGAATACGTCTATTTTACTTTAGGTGCTCCTAATCCTTTGTCTAAAAGATTTCCTTTGTATAGATATATTGCTCATAGTTGTAGATTTACTTTTAGAAAGAATTCCTCTGTAGTTGCTCCTGAATGTGGGTATACTGGTAATGATTCTGCAACTACATGGCAGCCATCTACACTTTATGCTGTTGGTGCAATAGTAGTTCCTACTACTCCAAATGGACATTATTATAGATGTACAACTGGTGGAATTTCTTACGGCGTTGAGCCTACTTGGCCTACTGTAATAGGAAGAAGTGTTATAGACAACGGTGCAGTGTGGGTAGAAAATTACTGTAAAAAGACATTACAAAATTGTCAAGATTTAGGTAATTCAAAGAGATTTGGGGGATTTCCTGGTTTGGGTTCAGGAGGAATTAGATTGTGTTAGACGATTTGATTGGTGTCCCATACGAAAAACACGGTAGAACAGTAAAAGGATTAGACTGTTATGGTCTTGTTCAAGTAATATATGATAGACTTGGGCAAGAATTACCTAATTTTCCTGATGATTATATGGAATTGGTAGATATACATACAACTATTAATAAGAACAAATCGAAGTTTATAGAATTAGAAAAACCTGAACCATTTTGTATTGTTACATTTTCAATTATTCCTCCATATGTAACTCATTTGGGTGTTGTATTGGAAGATTGTAAGAGATTTATTCACATTATGGAAAAGAGAAATGTTACTATTGAAAAATTAGATAAGTGGCAGAAACGTCTTAGAGGATTTTATAAATGGGCGAAATAAAACTAATAAAGATTCAACATCCATTTAACAGACAAAAAAGAACTGAGGAAGTCGTTGACTATAATCATGAAAATCTTCAAGTCATAAGAGATACTTATTTTCCTAAAGATATAAATGTCATTGTTTCTGTAAATGGTGGTGTTGTTTCACAAGAAAATTTAAAGTTTGTTACGTTAAAGGCTGGTGATGAAGTTGTCTTTCTTCCTGAAATAGTTGGTGGAGGTGGAGATATACTTAGAGCTGTTGCTATGTTAGCTGTAATGGCTATAGCTATATACGCTCCTGTTGCCGCCGGGCTTTATACCACCACAACTGTATTTGGTGGTACTTTAGAAATGGCATTTGCAACACAAGTTTTTAGTGGACTAACCTTAGCTGGTTCATTAATGTCGGCTGGTATTATGTTAGCTGGTGGTTATTTGATAAATGCTTTACTACCAGCTCCAGTTCCAGACATTGATACTTATAGCGGTAGTAGTTTTGATAATTCTAATACATATTCTTGGAATCCTGTAACAAGACAACAACAAGGATTGGTTATCCCAAAATTCTATGGAATAATACCTGTTAATGGCAACATAATTTCAACCTATACTGAAAATATATCGGATAAAAATTATGTCAATGTTTTATTACATGTAGGACAGGGACCAATTAACAGATTGTATGATTATTATATCAATGACCAACCTACCACTAATCTTACAGGTGTTGAAGTAGTCACCAAATATGGACAGTTAAATCAATCTGTTATACCTAACTTCAATGACACAAAGACAGAATATACCACCAATGTAAATTGTAAATATAACACTCCATACATTTATGAAACTACAGGAGATGCTTTTGATGGACTTGAAGTAGATATTACATTCCCTCGTGGTTTGTATTATGCCAACGACAGAGGTGGATTAGATGCTGTATCTGTTAGTGTTCGAGTTGAAGTACGAAAACAAGGCGATAGCAATTGGATACCATTGACAACTCAAGCAATATCTGTTGCACATACAGTAGATACTTCATATTGGTCATATGGTACTTGGACTGGTTATCAATATGGTGACTATGGTTGGTGGGGTGGAAATCAGATATGGAATGAAATTGGTAGAGGCTCATCTGACCCGAATGCTCATCGGGAAGGCGAACTTAAAGAGAGGTATTATAGTATAGATGCATCAGGTTATTATAGCGAAACTTGTTTTTACTGGCGTTGGGTTTCTCAGACTGGAACTGTCTACGCAGATGAAACGGTAAATTATGTTACTGTTACCGATGCAAAAAATTCAGCTATAACCAAAACATTTAAATCTGAAACAAATCTATCACATGGCAA